ATCTGGTAGATACTGCTGAGCCCATGTTGTGTCAGTAGTACCTGTAAAATCTAGGTAATTTGAGTTTAGTGTTTGCTTTTGTGGAGCAGGAACGCTATTCAAACTACCACCTGCAGTAATTGCCATAATAAATAGTTTTTAAATTGTTAATTTCTTTTTTTAATTCTAAACGAAGGTGTATCATCACCTAAAACTCTTACTTTAATTCCACTTGTGCTTTCATTACTAAAAGACTGTCTAGCATCCATGTTTACATTTTTTGCTTTAGCAACAGAATTTTGTATAGCATCAGCTTTACCTTGTTCGTAAAAGTGTCTAGCAATAACATCTGGATTCATAGCAGCATATAAAGCTTTGTGATAACCTTCAACATCTTTAATAGTATTATCTTTGTTTAAAAACTTATTAATAAAATTATTGATGTCACTTTGTTTTCTTGCAACTTCACTTGGATTAGGTACTTTAACATTTAATTTTTTACCATCGACATTGTATTCAAAACCTTTGAAATTGTCGTTTAAAACTTGATTAGTTTCGTTGATAAAATAATCAGAACGTTCTTTCGCTAATTGCTGTTGTGCTTCCGCGTCCTCGTTATATTGATTAAAGAACTGTATCGCTTCTTGCTGCTCGGCAGTAAGATTTGATCCAGCCTTAATCTCTTCATAATACTTAGACTTTTGCCCGTCTAAATAGGCTTTAGCCTCCGCAACCTGCTCTTTTAAGGCTATTTTCTTTTTACGTATTTCTCTTTCATCATCTACTTCTTCATCAAAAGAAAAGTTTTCATCCATTAAAAACTGTCTTTCCTCTTCGTCTAAATGAGGTTTAGTAGATCTATAATATTCGTTGAGAGCTGTTAAGTTATCCATTTCATCGTAATTACGATTTAACCTAACATAATCTTCAACACTTCCGCCAGTATCATTTACAAAGTCAACTAGCTTTTGTATATTTTCTGGTAATGCTTGACCAGTAGCTTCAGCTTTATCTATAGCTGCGTTAGCTGCATCAACAGTGTTACTTACTTCTTCTTGGACACTTTGTTCGGCAACTTCTTCATTTGTTGCTTCGACGTTTTCTTCGCGTACTTCTTCGCTAGCTCCGGGTTCGTCGCGAACAGGTACCTCATCTGTGTTTTGCTCCTGAACGGCATTTTCTAATTCATTTATTTTGTTCATATCAAGAACAATAGTACCATCATCTTTATAAGACACTGGAGACTCTTGCTCTACTGTTTCTTCTTGTGGTTGCTCGCTTTGCGGTTGCTCTTCTTGCGGTTGCTCCACTTGTTCTTCAACAGGCTCTACGCCTTGAACTTCTTCAACGTTTTCGTTTTCTTCCATAATATAAAATATAAGTTAATAGTTATCTAGGGTCAAAGCCACCTAAGCCTATACCACCACCAAGTATATCATTACCTGATGACTCAAAGTTTTTAGGTGGTGCACCTGTTTTTCTTTGTTCTATAAGCTCACTTTGTTGAGTAGCTTGTATTCTAGTTCTTTCATCTTTACGATCTTCTTTTTCTTTTTCTTTGTTACTAGTCTTATCAAGATCCATTTGTTTTAATCTCATGTTAATTTGAAACTCATGATCCATAAGTTCTTTTTTAACATTAGCTTCGTGACTAATAAGCTCTGTTTTAGCTTGCGTACGTATTTGTTCAAGCTGTGCGTTCATTTGTGTCATAGCTTGTTGCTTTTGTACTTCTGCTTGAGCAGCAACTTGCTGTGACTGTGCGTTAGCTTCAGCTTGTGCTTTTATATTTTCTTGTTGACGTTTTTGATCGTCATCCATTTTTTTCTTACGTCTAATCTTTAACATTTGATTAGCAAGTCTAACATTTTTAATCTCACGTAAATCTATAGCATCAGATAAATCTATGCTGTTTTGTTGTAGCGCTTGCTGTATATTGTTTTCAAGCAACTGCTTTTCTTCTTCATCAGGCGATAACTCTATAAATATGCCAAAGTCATATAAATGTAAATTAGACATTTCTTCTAGCGTACCAACGTTATGAGCGCCTATAGCTTGTATAAAAGCATCTTTTGTTGGTGAATATTCTATAATATCAGATATTCTAAGTGATAAACTTTCAGCTACAGACTTAGTTAAAAATAATCCAGCTTGTAATATATGTCTTGTTGCTGTATTACTGTTAGCAGCAGCTAGCTTTTGTACACCAACTAAAGCGTCTTTTGCTGGCGTGCTACCGTCACGAGCTTCGTTAAGTCCGGTAGTATCTCTAATCATTTGTAAATAATAATTGTATGTACCTATTAGACTTTGCATTTTAGCACCACCATTACCGCTTTGTATTTCTTGTATTGGTACTCTACCTGGATTACCTTCGCCAAGTTCGTTCATTGATCTACCAATAACACTACCTGTCTGGAAAAACATATTTAAAGCTTCTTGTGGATTATAGTTTGTACCGTTACCTAAATCTATTTCAGCTAAACCATCAGCATCTAAATAAATACCATCAGGTATAAGTCTTGACATAACTTGCTGTAGCTTTAAATGTGTAAGCTGTATCATATCAGCAAAACCAGTGATACGACCAACTAAACTTTCTATTCTACCGTTGTACATACGCGGAGCTACAATAGAATAATTCATTTTTACTTTATTAAAATCGCTTTTAGGTCTCATCATGTTATCAACCTTTTGCCATTGTATAAGTATGTCCGTGCCTACAATAAAAACACCTTCAAATAAACACTCTACAGTTTTTTGTAGCTTTGTAAAATTAACTTGCACATCTTTAGGTGGATTAAAAGTATCATCTTTTTCTATAACTTTCATAGCACCAGTTGCAGTTTCTTTTACTTTGTAAGTATTGTTCATGTATGTTTTATAATTAAAATATAAAACTTGAACTTTATTGTTATCTGTTTCTCTACCGTAAGAGTATTTTCTAGAATATCTACCTGAAGTTTGGTTGTTAGAGTTTATTATTTTCTTTATTTCATCTTCTTGTAAATCTGGAAACTGCTTAACAAGCTCGTTAATAGGTACGTCTTTAACTTCACCTACGTAATATATATCTTCAAAGTAAGGTGAATCAGTGTATGAATATACTAAATCCGCTGGATCAACATACTCTACTATAGCACCTTCTGATGTGTTAAAGCTAGTTTTTACAGCACCAATACCTAGTACTGTTAAATCATAGTTAACTCTTTTTCTGATTAAATCGTAGTTACTGCCTTGCAATAAAACATTGATAGCTTGCTCTTCAGCTAATTCTACCGCTTGCTTGTAAGTTAGTTGCATGTGTAGCTCTAACTCTTCTTCTGTTTCTGGTAATTTATCTTCTGGAACTGTGGCTAAGTCTACATTAAAAGTATCTTTGTAAAACTTGTTAAAATCTTTTGTACGCATTTCATCTAGCATACGTTGCATGTAGTCAGTTCTTTTTTGTACGCCGTAAGGATCTTGCGAGTGTGCTTTTACATCAAAAGCTCTTTCACTCATACCATTTACTACAATATCAACAAACTTAGGTATAATAGGTACAGGCTTCCAGTCTAAGTTTAAATAGCTTAAATCACCGTTTACAGAAAGCTCATCTTTATACTTTTGTATACCTTGCTCGCCTCTTGCGTATAATCTTAGCTTGTGAAATGTATTTTTATTATTATAATATCTACTACTAGAATAGTTGTTACCCATAGTGTTTGACTCAAACCACTCTTTTTCTATAGCTTTTGCTATTTTTAAACCATAGTCAGGTAGTATTTTTTCTAAGTCGCTAACAGCTTGACTAGGAAAATAATTTTTATATACTGATTCAGCCATATTTAATTTTTAATTATTGTTGATGAATAACCATCATTTTTATATCTAGCAATATTTATATTTACTTTTTGTCTTTCTACTTTAACGTTAGGAGCGTACAAATGTCTATTGCAAGCCATTATAGCTAAACCAGAACTTATAGAAGCATCAAACTTTGTTCTTCTATTTATATCAAACTTTGCCCAATCGTTTAATGTATCGTTAAAATACATTGACCCATATCTACCATCTTCTATGTGACCAACATGATCGTTGATATACATTTCAATAGCAGCGGCATGAGCTTGTTTTATAT